TGCTCGAGGCCGGCCATGGTGAAGCCGCCCAGCTCGGCGAAGACGCGGCTGGGCGAGTGGATGCCGAGCTTTTCCTTGAACCAGCCGATGGTGGCATCGCCGGCGCCGGTGATTGCAGCCTTGACGCTGCCGAGGGCGTTGGTGATGCCGTTGGCCAGGCCCTTGATGATGTCGGCGCCGAACTGGGTGAAGCGCGCCGGCAGGCTGGCGAACCAGCCCATGGTCTCGCTGAAGGTGGTCTTGATGCCTTCCCACAGGGCGGCGAACTTCGGCCCCAGGGTGTCCCAGTTCTTCCAGATGACATAGGCGGCCAGGCCGATGGCGGCAGCGATGGCGGCGATGATCAGGACGATCGGGTTGGCGGCCAGCACCCACAGGGCGGAGCCGACGGCCTTGATGGCGCCGACCAGCTTGCCGGCGAGCAGCGCCCCGAACGTCTTCACCCCGCTGCCGAGCTTGATGAAGGTCGGGAACAGCGTGGCCATGGAGGCGTTGGCGCCGCCGCTGGTGAGCACCAGCTTGGCGAGGGTGAACTTGAGCAGGGAGAAGGGAGCCAGCAGGCCCGCCACTGCAAGGGCTCCTGCGCCGAGCACGGCGAGCACGCCGGCAACGGCAGCCGCGACATTGAGCAGGCCGGCGGTCAGCTCCGGGTTGGCCTTGATCCAGCCAGAGACGGCATCGAGCACGCCGCTGATGCGGTCCATCAGCTCGATCATGGTGGGCGCGAGGGCCTCCCCTGCCCGGCTCATGGCGTCGAACAGGCGGTTCTGGGTCATCAGCCAGCGGGCGCTGAGCGCCTCGTTGCGGATGTCGGACTCGCGCTGCATGGAGCCCTTGGCGCGCTCGTCGTTGACCAGGCCGAGCTGGCGGCGGTACTCGTCGAGGTTGTTGGCCAGCTTGGCGGCGTCGTCGCCGTATTCCTTGCCGAACAGCAGGGTGGCGGCGGTCATCTGCTTTTCGGCGTCGAGGGCCTTGATGGCATCCAGGGTCTTGATGATGGTGCCGGTGGCGTCGGTGCTCATGCCCTTCTGCAGCGCGCCGGCGTCGAGGCCGAGCATGCCGAGGCCCTTCTGGAAGCTCTTGCCCTGCATGTCGGCGATGGACAGCTCGCGGATCATGGCGTTGGCCGCGGTGCCGGCCACTTCGCTGGAGGCGCCCATGCTGAGGAAGGTGCTGCCCAGGGCGGCGGCTTCCTTGAAGCTCATGCCGGCACTGGTGGCGATACCGGCCATGCGCTGCATGACGTCGATGATGTCGCCGCCCTTGGACTGGGCGTTGTCGTCGAGCCAGTTGATGGTGTCGCCGAGCTGGCCGATGTTCTTGATCGGGATCTTGTAGAGGTTGGCGATCTTGCCCATGTTGTCGCCCACCTCGTCGACCGGGAGGTCGAAGGCGGCGGCAGCCACGGCGGTGGTTTCGGCGAAGGCCAGCAGGTTGTCCTTGCCCTGCACACCCATGCGCGCGCCGGCCTCGACCAGGGCGGCGATCTCTGTCGCAGCCATGGGCAGGCGCTTGGACATTGCCTTGATGGCGTCGCCCATCTCGTAGTAGGTGGCGGTGAATCTGCCGTTCTCGTCGCGCACGCCTTCCACCTGGCGGGCCACGCCCATCATGGCGTCTTCGAACTGGCTGTAGGCCTTGACCGGTTCGAGCAGGGTATTGGCGGCGCCACGCCCCGCGGAAAGCATGGCGTAGCCGCCGCCGGCGAGCATGGCGGCATGGGCCATGGATTTGCCGTGGGCGGCGTTGAGCGCCTGCTGCTTGGCCTGCAGCTCGTTGACCTGCTTGAGGCGCTCCTTGTGCTGGTCGTAGACGGCGTTGAGCTTCTCCAGTTCGGCGCGCTGCTCGCGGGCCTTGCCGCTGAGGTTGCTGGTGCCGATGCCGGCCTCGTCGAGCTTGGTCTTGAGCTTGGCCAGGCGCCCCTGGGCTGCGCTCTGCCGCAGACTGAGCTTGACGTGTTCGTCATTGGCGTGACGCAGGCGGCCGCTGTAGGTCTTGATCGCCTTCTGCGAGCGGGTGAAGGCCTGCTCGCTCGATTGCAGGCGGATCTGCGCCTTCTCCAGCTCGCGCTGGAACTCGGCGCTGTTGCCCTTGCCGTCGATGAGTGCGCCGGAGAGTTTCTTGTACTGGGTGCGGGCGGCCTTGAGGTTGGCCATGAGGTTGGTATGCGCCGCGCGCTGGCGTTCCAGCTCGCTGGTGTAGTGGCGCTGCGTGCCTTCCAGGTCCTTGAGCTTGCGCCCTTGCTTGACGATTTCGATGTTGGTCTTGCGGTAGCTGGCCACGTCGGCCTGCTGGATTTGCAGCGCCTTGACCTGGTCGCGCGCGGCGGCCATGGCCTTGCCCATTTCGCCGGCACCTTGGCGCACGCGCTTGAGAGGGCCGAGGATCTTTTCGGTAAGGCCGAGCTGGACTTCGAGTTTGAGATCGGAGGCCATTTCAGCGGCCTCCGCTGGTGATCAGTCGCGCGGTAGCAGCAGGCGACCGAGAGCGCGCCAGACCACCCAGGCCATGAGCATGGCAAGGCCGGCGCCGCTGATGATGGCGATGCTGGCGATGGTCATGATGATGAAGGTGGTCATTGGCATACCCCTGCGGGGTGAAGGTGTGGTTGAGCATATCACTCCTTTGGGCAGCCTCGCAGCCGGGCGCGCTCGCGCCATTCCATGAGTTCGGTGAGGCTCAGCGGATCGAGATCCGCCGGCCCCCAGTGGAAGATGACGGCAATGTCCGCCATGGCGTCTTCTACTCGGCGGGGGATTGATCCGCCCGCGCCGACTTCGGCAGCAAAAAACCGGCGACCACGCTGCCCAGCTGAAGCAGGTCGGCGGGGTCCATGCGGTTGACCTCGGGGGCGGTCAGGGTCGGGGTGCTGATGCGCGGCAGGACGGCGATCAGGGCGTTGACGTCCATCTGCAGCAGGTCGCTTAGCGAGACGCCGCGCAGGCTGCCGGCGTCGGGCTTGCGCAGGTCGATGGCGGTGATGACCTGCTCGCCGCGGGTGATCGGGGTGTCGAGGGTTACGGTCTGGTTCTGGGTCATGGGGCTGTCCTGGTGTTATGTGCGGAGCTGACTGGATATGTGCGCAGTGGCCGTTTAGCAGCTGCGTACATTGCTACGCAGCTGCTAAACGGGGCGCGCACTTACAGGCCGATGGCGCGGCGCTGTTCGGCCAGGCGGTCGTCGCCGCCGACCATCTCGACCATGTTGAGGATGTCGATCTCGATCTCGGTGACACCGTTGACGGTCAGCTTGTAGTAGCTGCAGGTGGTGGTGATGGAGTGCTCGGTGTCTTCGCCGGACTCGGCGTCGCCCATGTCGATCTCTTCATGGCGACCGCGCACCACCACCTCGACGGCGACCCCCTCGGCGGTGTCGTCCTGCTGGTAGGCGCCGGCCCAGCGCAGCAGCACGCCGTCGGCGCGGGGGATGCCGTACTGACGCAGCACGATCACGTCGAGGCCGCCAAGGGTCCACTCCAGCTGGATGCCGTCGTCGCTCATGCCGTGGTCGATCTTCACCGGGCCGTTCATGCCGCCGCCGCGGTAGGCCTCCATCTTGCGGCCGAGCACGGGCAGGGTGACGTTCTTCGACAGGCCGAGGTAGCTGTTGCCGTCGTTGAACAGGTTCATGTTCTTCAGTTTGCGGGGCAGGGCCATGGCGCGCTCCTATCAGGCGTTGATGCGGCTGGCGAAGTCCACCAGGTGGCTTTCGGTGATGTGCTGGCGGAAGGTCAGGTCCTCGAGCGGCGGCACCGGGGTGTAGTCGTAGCTGATGCGCAGCTTGCCGGCCTTGAGGGTGTCCTTGTCGTTGAGCGCCTCGTCGTACCATGCCTGGCCGTCGACGATGTAGCCCAGGGCCTTCAGCTCGCGGAACTTGGCGTTGATGCCTTCGAGGATGTCGCGCACCAGGCTCGGGTGCATGGGCTTGTCGACGGCCCACATGTGCGCGTCGGCGATGGTGTCGGCGAGGATCTGCCCGGTGCGGGTGTAGTTCTCGAAGGCGAACAGCGGGTCGTCGCTGGTGGTGCGCGAGCCCCAGAAGCGGAAGCCGTTCTGGCGCACCAGGGTGGTGACCTCAGCGGCGTTGAGCAGGCCGGCGTCGGTGTCGGGCGACTGCAGGTCCCAGAACACGTCCTTGGACAGGCCGGTGACGCCGTTGACGGCGACGTTGGAGAGGGTCTTGTGCCAGCCGACCTGCTGGTCGATCTTGGCGCGCAGGCCCATGGCGCGGGCGACGGCGTGAGCGGTCTGGTTGCTGCTGCTGACGGTGTCCCAGGAGACGAAGTCGGGCCAGATCAGCATGAGCTCGCGGGCGCCGAAGTTCACGCGGTAGGCCATCGCCTCCTGGACGGTGGCGCACTCCCAGCAGCTGGCGTAGATGAAGGCGCGCAGCTTCTGGGCGATGGTGACCATGGCGGCGGTCACGGCCTCGCTGTCGAGCCCCGGGGCGCCGAGGATGCGCGGCTTGACGC